CTATTTAGCACAAAAAAAAGCACCAGATAGAATTCAATTATTAAAACAATTATACGAGGATGAATTATTAAGAGCATTAAATGAAGATGGCCAAAGAGCATCTGTTTATATCTCTCCTCAAACTTATTTTGGAGATGGAGTGTAATGTCATACGCAACTGGTAAAAGATCAAAAGCAATATCTGATAGATCAGGAATGGCGTTTCCATATAAGGAAATGGTCAAAGAATGGAATGGTTCCTTAGTTCATATATCTGAGTTTGAACCAAAACATCCACAACTCGATCCTCCATATCATAAAGCAGATGCAATAGCTTTGAAAAATCCTAGAGTAATGAAATTTCAACAACCATCTCAAGAATTTTCAAACGACACTACTATTTCAGATTCAGGTGGTATTCATGTTGGTGTTGCTAACTTATCACTACCGGGAGACTTTGCATTTAAAACACAAGAGTTTAATGTAACTACTAATGGTATTACAACAACTATCCATAGCATGGTTCCAGAAGATCCATCATTACAAAATAGAAGAAGAGAACTTATTTCTTCAATAGGTTCAGTAGGAGTAAGTATTTCATAATGGCAATCACTCATGCAAATTTTTTAACACAAGTAAGAAACTACACTGAAGTAGATGCTAATGTTTTAAGTGATTCTATAATTCAAGATTTTATAAGAAATGTTGAATTAGATGTTGCTGGTAAGGTTGATTATGATGACTTAAGAAAATATGCTACATCAACTTTTACTGCTGGCAATAGAGCAGTATCTATGCCATCAGATGCATTAATTTTAAGATCTATTGAACATATTGGATCAGGAGGAGACAGAGTTTTTTTAGAAAAAAGAGATACAAGTTTTATATCAGAATTTAATGGCTCAGGAGTTCAAGGCACACCAAAATATTATGCTAATTGGAATGAGTTTAATATTATTGTGGCTCCAACTCCAGCTTCTGCAGATACCGTACAAATTAATTATATAAAAGATCCACCAGAATTTACTTCAACTAATCAAACCTATTTAGCTAAATTGCCCTACAACAAATGGGTAGAAGAAGACGTGCGGAGTATGATGATGGTGTACCTAGAGTGGTTGTACCATCGCCTTCTCCAAACCAATAATTTAAAGGAGACCAATAATGGCAATTACAACAAATGCAATTTGTGATTCTTTCAAAAAAGAATTACTACAAGGAAAGCATGATTTTGATACATCATCTGACACATACAAGTTAGCAATGTATACGAGTTCTGCAACTTTAGGTAAATCAACTGAAAACTATACAACTTCAAACGAAGTGTCATCACCAAACTATTCAGCTGGTGGTGGAACTCTTGTTAACCAAGGTGTTAAAGTTTCATCGTCTGTAGCTATTACAGATTTTGCTGATTTATCTTTTCAAAACGTTACTCTTACTGCAAGAGGAGCTTTAATCTACAACACAACAACTGACGGTGGTTCAAATACTACTGACGCTGTTGCTGTATTGGATTTCGGTGGAGACAAAACTGCGACTGCAGGAACATTTACAATTCAGTTCCCTGCTTTCACAACATCTGCTGCGATCTTGAGATTAGCATAATAATTATGGGAGCCCGATTCAGTGACAACAAAAACATTTACTGTTACAGTTTCTAACCCTGGATCGGGTAACAAATATTATATAGACGGAGCTTTACAAGCTACAGTATCTTTAGCTCGTGGAGCTACCTATCGTTTTGATCAATCAGATTCTTCAAACGCAGGTCACCCTTTAAGATTCTCAACTACCTCTGATGGCACACACGGAGGAGGATCTGCATATGTACCAGGTATTACAGTAAACGGAACCCCTGGTTCTGCTGGAGCATATACAGAATTTTTTGTAACAGAAGTTGGTCCTCCAGCAACAATGTATTATTATTGTACGCAACACTCAGGTATGGGTGGTTCTGCAAACTTAACATCTAATTCTTGGGGTGCTTTATCTTGGAGTAATGGTGTATGGGGTAATCAAGGTCACATAGATGTTTCTGTAACAGGACAAAGTTTAACATCAAGTATTGGAACTGCAGTTGCAGATGCTATCATTGAAATAGGTTGGGGTGGTGACACTTGGGGTGAAAACGAATGGGGTGATCTTTCAGGATCACAACCAACTATTACAGGAATTCAAGCAACTTTTTCTATAGGGTCTTTACAATCAGTTAGTGGAGATGCGCTTGTTGAACCTTCAGGAATTCAATTTACATCTACAATTGGTGATGCTGTAGGAGGTACCTCAGCATTAGTTTCAGTCACAGGAAGTTTAGAATCAATGGCTGTTGGTCAAACAGTTGTTGGTATTGGAGCTATCATATCTGGAATTTCAATGACCTCATCTATTGGAACTGCAACAGTAGATGAAACAACCTTAACAGGAGAAGGTTGGGGTAGAGGTGAATGGGGAGAGTTTGCTTGGGGTGATAACTTCTCTGTTCAAGTAACGGGACAATCTTTAACTTCTTCTATTGGAAATGAAACAGCTTTCACTGATGTAACTGTTTCGGTAACAAGTGCTGGAGAATTAACAAGCACTTTTGCAAGCCCATCTTTCTCTATACAAGTCGATCAAGATATTTTTGTTTTAGCATCTGAAGATCAATTAGATGCCTCTATTGGATCAGTTAGTAATACTGCAGATGCAAATATAGATGTTTCAGGAATATCTTTAACATCATCGCAAGGAACTACCGTAGGTGGTTTGAAAACTCCAGTCCCTGTCACAGGAAGTCAGGCATCTTTAACACAAGGAAATATTACTTTAATTCAAAGCACGAATGAGTCTGTGACTGGAATTGCTGCTACCATGACACTTGGGCAACATGCAGAAATACCAGGACAAATTATAGGAGTATCAGGTCTTTCAATAACGTCATCTTTGGGTGAAGAGGGTATTACAGCAGATGGATTAGTCATTCCAACAGGGCAGTCATTGACTTCCTCTGTGGGTAGCGTTAATATTACTGCATGGTCTGAGATAGATTTAGGAGTAAATAATACTTGGACTGAAGTTGATCTCGCAGCTTGATTAGTGTAAAATTAATATATTTAAGGAGATAAAAATTTATGGCATCTAGTTATTCAAGTGATTTAAAATTAGAATTAATGGTAACAGGGGAAAACGCTGGTACATGGGGTGATAAAACAAACACAAATTTAAATTTAGTACAACAAGCAATCGCTGGTTTTGAACAAGTAACACTTTCATCTGGAGGCACGACTGCTTTAGTTATGTCAGATGGTGCCTTATCAAATGCAAGAAATCTTGTAATAAAATTTGCAACGATTACTGCTGGTGCATCAACTATTTGTACAATACCAGATTCAATTGAAAAATTTTATATTTTTGACGTAACAGCTGTTACGAACCCAACAAATCTTACAATCAAAACTGCTTCAGGAACTGGCTTTACACCTGATGCACAAAAAATTTATGCAGCATATTCAGATGGAACAAATTTAAATGAAGTTTCTCTTGATACTTTAGGAGGAACTATAGGTACAGCTCAAGTAGCAGACGATGCAATTACGAATGCAAAAATTGCAGATGATGCAATTCGAGCTGCACAACTTTCTGACAACGCAGTTGTAACTGCAGCAATTAATGATGATGCTGTTACACAAGCCAAAATAGCTGACGATGCTGTTGGTGCAGATCAATTAGCAAACACTGCCGTGACTGCTGGATCATACACTACTGCTTCAATCACAGTTGATGCTCAAGGAAGATTAACTGCAGCATCTTCAGGAGCTGCAGGAGCAGGATATACTGCGCTCTTAGCTGCTACTGGACCATCTTCAGGATCAATCACAGTAGCAAACAACGCTTCAAAATATCAAGCGTTTGTTTCTGCGGGTGGCGGAGGTGGCGGAGGCCATAGAGCAGGAGGCCACCTTGGAGGAACTGGGGGCGGAGGAGCTTTTGGTTTTTGGACAGGAAATACTACAGGAGGAACCACTTACCCTTATTCAATAGGTGGTGGTGGAAATGCTGGTAACTACAATCCTGGTGGTAACCCTGGACCTGCAGGTAATGCGGGTGGAAACACAAATATTACAAATTTAATGACTGTAAACGGTGGTGGCGGAGGTGGTGGAGCTAATCCACAACCGGGAACCCCAGGTAATAATGGAAATGCCAGCCCATCAGCAACCATAAATAATTTTTCAAGAAGAGCTTATTTTGCAAATACAGTCAATCAGGGTGGAGTTGGTAGTGGAGGAAACGCAGCACCACAATCAAACGTAAACTCAAATGCTGGTACACCTGGCGCAATCTACTTTTTATCTAATGAGGGTTAATCATGGCATATGCAATAATAAATAACGATCAACTTTACAGAATAGCATCAGATGATGATGCAAAAACAAATCTTAATCTAAATGAATCTGATTATACAATAATGGATATAACTGATGAACAATTTAATAAGTTAAAAAAAGAAGAGGCAACTATATCAGGTTCAAGTGGATCATATTCAGTAACTGATCTTGAGGTTAATCATCCAGCTTCAGAAGGAGAGGTGAAAGCAAAAATACAAGGCATTGTTGATATTTTTGAATATTTTTTAGTTGATCATGAAAATCATTCCATGGCTAATGATATACGTAGTTATATTACATTTTTAAAAGAAATAGACACATCGTCTATATCATATCCTATGAGTCAATCTTTTTTTGATTATGTGGAATCACAATCGCAAACAGTTATAAGTCCTTTACAAGTATAATTTAAAATATATATTAAATTTTAATGTTTGAGAAGATATTAGAATTTAAGGCAGCTGAAGATTATTTAAAACATAAACCATTTTTACCAGAGCCTATAAAATTAAACATACCTGAATGGTATAAAAAAATTAAACATAATATTGATTTAAAAACAATTAAAGGCTGTATGCCTTTCTTAGATACTTTAACCACGGGATATGTCCTTAAAACACCGATAGATTTTAGAATACAATTTAATTGTGAAAAAGATAAAGAAAGATTTAATTGTATTTCATCACTTATAAATCACCCTTACGGTAATTTTGCTAATCTAAATTCAGAATCAGATAATCATCCAATAAATCAAGTAGGTAAAGAATGCCCTTACACAAACAAAAATAAAGATTTACCTTTTTTAAAAATTTTAAATCCTTGGAAAATAACAACACCTCCAGGCTATTCATGTTTATTTGTCCCTCCGTTGAATAATACCGATGATAAATTTTCAATTATTCCTGGTATTGTAGATACAGATACATTTCCACTTAAGGTAAATTTTCCTATAATTATAAATGGAGACAAATATCCAGTGTTAGATACTATTATTAAAATGGGTACACCTTATGTGCAAGTAATACCTTTTAAGAGAGAAAGCTGGAAAATGAAAATTAAATCAAGCTCAAGAGATGAAGATAATTCTAAACAATTTAATTATCAGTTTAAAATGATAAATGTTTATAAAGAAAAATGGTGGAATAAAAAATCATGGAAATAAAAGAATCAGATGGTAGATTGTTAAATACTTACATAAGGATATATGATAATCCGATTCCTTTAAAATTTTTAAATTCTTTTTTTCAAATATGCAAAGAGCATAAATTTGATCAAGATGGAACTTTAGCTACTGGAAATCAATCGAGTGGAGCTTTAGATAAAGAAATTAGAAATACTAAAATATGGCCTCTTACAAATATAAATACACAGAGCAGGACTACAATTCATTGGTGTAATTTATTTTGTAATATGTTTGAAGAAAAATTTAATAACTATTTAAATGATGTAACACAAAAAGATAATGATCTAAAAATTCAAAGCATTGATGTTTTAAAATATTCTATAGGGGGTCATTATAAATTTCACACTGATCACGGTCCTAATACTCCAAGAACATTATCTGCAATTTATTTTGTAAATGATAATTATAAAGGTGGTGAGCTTTGTTTTAGAACACCAAAAGGTGAATATTTTTTAGAGATAGAAAAAATATCAAATAGACTTATAGTTTGGCCAAGCAATTTTTTGTTTCCACACATGGTAAAACCTGTTACAGAGGGAGAAAGATATTCAATTGTATCATGGGCATTATAAAAAAAGATTTTAAATTTAAAAAAATAAAAAACTTTCTTTCTGAACAAGAAATTAATTTTTTAAGTTCTTATTGTGAAATCAAACATAGAAATAATCAAAGTAATTTTGATTTTTTTCAAAGTAACAATGGAGATACAAAATTCTATGGAGACACTGCAATGGAAACTATTATGCTTCACAAAAAAGATTTAATGGAAAAAGAAACAGGACTTGAATTATTACCTACTTATGCTTTTTGGAGAATGTATACAAAGTATGCTGTGTTAGAAAAACATACAGATAGACCTTCTTGTGAAATAAGTGTAACTGTTCACATTGACAGCGATAAAACTCCTTGGCCTATTTATATAGATGGTAATGCAGTAGAGACAAATCCAGGTGATGCTGTTATTTATTTGGGATGTGAATTGCCACATTGGAGAGATGCTTTTCAAGGAGATTGGCATGCACAAACCTTTTTACATTATGTAGATAAGAATGGTCCTAATAAAGATTATTTCATGGATCAAAGACATTATTGGGGGAGAGATAAAAAATGAAATTTTTACAAAAAAAAGATGGTTCTTGTGACATATGTTTTACACAAGAGGAAATAAAAATAATTACAGAAAATAAAAAGTTACATATATCAGATGAGGGACTAAGGCATTTTGGTAACATACTAATGAAAATAGTTGTTGAGTGGCAAACAAATTTTACAGACAAGGTTAAAATGTTAGAGACAAATGAAGACATTGTTATAGATGGAAAAAAACCAAAAGATGTTTAGTGTAGTAAACAATTTTTTAGATAACGAAATTTTACATAAAATAAAAACAATCTGTGTTTCTGAATTTTTTCCATGGTATGTAGTTAAAGAAAAACCCTATCAACTTTCTCATATCATAGTTAAGAATCACGAAGGAAAAATCGAAGTCACATCAGATTTCTTTTTTCCTATTGTTGAACCAATAATTAAACAACTAAAAATAGAAAAAGTTTTTTTAAGTCAGCTGCATATGTTACCTAAAACAAAAGAACATGAAATGTTAGTTCATAAATTTCCTATAAAAGAAAATGATAAAGAACTAAAATTGTTTTTATTTATTAATTCAAGTAATGGGTATCTTAAAAGGCTCGAACAAAAATATGAGGCAGTTGAGAATAGGGCTTTCTTTATGAAAAAAAGAGAACCATTTCAAATATACACATCTGTAAATGATTTACCCATGTTTTTTATAGAAATAGACTATCTTCCACAAGACAGTTAAATAAGGTATAATTAGCCATGCCATTAACAAAAGTAAACATAGCCCCAGGATTTAACAAACAAGTATCTCAAACAGGTGCCGAGGGTCAATGGACAGATGGTGACTTTGTAAGATTTAGATATGGTTTACCTGAAAAAATAGGTGGATGGGAACAAATTTTAGAGAGCACTATAATTGGAGCAGCAAGAGAACAATTAATTTGGGCTGATTTAGATGGTAGAAAATACGCTGCAATAGGCACAAACAAAGTATTAGTGATTTATTATGAAGGAGCTTTTTTCGATATAACTCCATTAGGTACAGCTCTTACAGGATGCACATTTGATACTGTAAATACTTCAGCTACAGTTACTGTTAACAAAGCAGCTCATGGTCTAGAACCTGGAGACATATTTTTATTTTCATCTGTAACACCTCCAACAGGAGCTGGTTATTCTGCAGGAGATTTTACAACAAATCCTTTTCAAGTAGTAACTGTACCAGGAAGTGATACTTTTACAATTACCATGGCAAGCGCAGCTGGAACCACGGTTAACGGCTCTGGATCTGCAACAGTTACTCCGTATATTAAACCTGGTGCTTTAGGTTCAACATTTGGATTTGGTTGGGGTACAGGACTTTGGGGTGGTGGCCAACAAGTATTTAGTACATTGAATGGAGCTTTATTAGATGATACTGCGGGAACAGGAGGGGTAGGAACTTCTATCACTCTTGCATCTACTTCAGGATTTCCGTCAACAGGCACAATAAAAGTTGGAGCAGAATTTATTTCATACACGGGCATATCGTCTAATGATCTAACTGGTATTACAAGAGCTGCGGCTGGTACAAGATCGGCTCATTCTAGCGGAGCTGGAGTTGAGGTATTTACGGGATGGGGCATAGAATCATTATCTCAAACATTAACAACAGATCCAGCATCATGGTCATTGGATAATTTCGGTGAGCAATTAATTGCTACAATTAAAAATGGACAGTCTTTTTCATGGAATCCAATTAACTCAAATTCAAATGCTTTAAATACTAGAGCTACAATTATTTCAAATGCACCAACTAAATCAGTAATGTCTCTAGTTTCAGACAGAGATAGACATTTAGTTATGCTTGGAACGGAAACAACAATTGGAGATCAAGCGACACAAGACAAAATGTTTATAAGATTTTCTGATCAAGAAGATATTAGTGATTATACACCAACTTCAATAAATACAGCGGGAACTTTTAGACTAGATTCAGGAACAAAAATTGTTGGAGCTATTAAAGGTAAAGACTATACTTTTATTTTAACTGACAATGCTGCTTACGTTATGCAGTTTGTTGGTCCTCCATTTACTTTTTCTATAAGACAAGTTGGATCTAACTGTGGTTGTATTGGTCAACATGCAATGAAATATGTAAATGGTGCCGTTTATTGGATGGGTGAGTCTGGAGGGTTTTTCGTATTTGATGGTACAGTTAAATCACTACCATGTGCAGTCGAAGATTTTGTTTTTACGACAAAAAACGGAAATAATTTAGGAATAAATTATAGTAACGGTGAATCAGTTTATGCAGGTTTAAATCATTTGTATGAAGAGATTTGTTGGTATTATCCAAAAAGTGGTTCTGATTTTAATGACAGATATGTTTGTTTTAATTATCAAGATGGCACTTGGGTAACAGGGTCATTATCTAGAACAACATGGGCAGATGCTAATCTTTATGATAATCCGTATGCTACAGAATTTACTTCAACGGGTGTTGGAACTTTCCCTACGGTACAAGGTGTAACAAATATAAATGGATCAACAAAATATTATGCACATGAGGTTGGTGTTGATCAAGTTGATACGTCAGGTAACAAAACTGCCATACCAGCTTTTATAGAATCAGGAGACTTTAGTCTAAATGTAGAGGGAAATGCTCAAGTGTTTATGAGCATGCGAAGGTTTGTTCCTGATTTTAAAACTATTCAAGGTAATGCTCAAGTAACAATTTTATTAAGAAATTTTCCTAGTGACACTGAAGCATCATCTCCTTTGGGACCTTTTACGGTTTCAGGTTCAACACAGAAAGTGGACACAAGAGCAAGAGGAAGGTTTGCTAGTTTGAAAATAGCGAATACTTCAACAGAACAAAATTGGAGATTTGGAACTTTTAGAGCAGATGTACAACCCGATGGGATGAGATAATGGCTAGAGTTGATATAGTAATTCCTGAACCAACACCTATTTATACTGAGGAAAATCAAAGACAAGTAACACAGTCTTTACGAACGATGCAAGATAAGTTAAACACTTCTTATCAACAAGAATTAAAAAATGAACAAGATGCTTTTAATTATTTTTTATCATGACTATACAATATAAAAATCAAGGGTTTAAACAAGCTAGCACAGGAAAGACCACTGTGTTTACATGTCCAAGTGATGCAACAGTTATTGTAAAAAGTGTTTATTGTGCAAACAATGATGCTTCATCAGCTGTTTTAGTTAACATGAATTTAGTAGATTCATCCGACTCTAGCGCAGAGTATGAATTTTTTAGAGATGATGTAGAAGCTAAATCTCAAGTAAATGCTACACCTCAAGGTTTAAATTTAGAAGCTGGTGATTCAATAACAGTTCAAGCAGCAACAGGAAGTAATACAATACAAGGAGCAATAAGTTACGCACAAATAGATAGATCTCAAGAAAATGGCTAGACAAAAATTTGTACACTTTGTGCCTAGACCAAAACCAAAAAAACGTCCAGGCGTTCACAAAAAAACTCAAAACAAATCTGAAAAGAGACAAAAGAAACAAACAAGATATAAAGGACAAGGACGCGGGTGAATTTAAAAGATATTGAAAATATAGTACAATCTGTTTCAATAAATTTAAACGAAAAAGATATTTTAAATATATTACAGAATAGAAAAAGATGGCCATACAAATATCCATGGGGTCAACATTCAGTTGAAATAATTGCAGAAAATGAATACTTGGTATCAAATTTGTTTTTTAATGGAGATGGTTATTTTGATTTTGAAAAATGGAAAAAATTTTATGATTTAGGTTTTACAACTATCATATCTAATGTTTTAGATTTAAACGAAGATCTTAGATTGTTGAATAAAAAATTGACTGAACAAACAGGTCTCGTAATTAATGGTAATTTTTACTTCTCAAAACCTGGAAGAAGAGCAAGTTTTAGTTACCATAATCACGAATATGATGTTATTGCAAAGCAAATATATGGAGAAGCTAATTGGAAAATAGATGAAAAAATTTATCATTTAAAAGCTGGTAATACTTGCATAATACCAAAAAATGTTTATCATCAAGTATTGAATAAAGAAAATAATAAATTATCTTTAACAATAAACATACAATGAGTGATTTACCAAAAATACCTGCAGAAGCTGTAGAAACTATAAAACATAAAAGAACTGGAAAAGTATATGCTAGTAAAGCTGATTTTGATGCTGATGTTGCTGATCCCAATACTGATACTACTGCTGATGATTTTCGACAAGACTTGGAAATAAAAGTTACTAGAGCTGGTAACATAGGTGCAAAAACAAAAAAATAATAGCTCAGTGAATAATCAAATTGAAAAGTTTCATGCTTTTCTTCCTGAAGAAATTTACAGAGAAATTTATACTATCAGTAGAAACATCTGTTGGGATAACTTAAAAAAATTAGATGGAAAATTTTCTAATCATTTTAATAAAACAATTATAGATTCAGAAAAAGCAGTTGAAATAAAAAGAAATTGTTATCGATATATTTTTGAGAAAGTTAATAAAATTTATAATACAAACTATTGGCCACATAATTTTTATTTTAATTTAAGTCAATATGGAAATGAATGTGGTATTCACAGTGATAGAATTACAAAATCTAATAACAAAACATTAATAATATATTTAACAGATTTTTGGAGTGCTGATTGGCATGGCGAAACTATATTTTATAAACAAAATGAAAAAGATATTTATACAGCTTCAATACCTTTTCCAAACAACGCTGTTATTTTTGATTCTAATATAAATCATTGTATGGCACCAATAAGTAAATTTTGTACAACTGATAGAATAGTTTTAGTTGCACAAATGGAAGAGAAATAGTATAAAAAAATATGGAACCTAGAGGCGCAACTGAAATTCAACATGAATTATTAGAAAGATATGTTAATAAAGATTTATTAGATAAGTTTCAAATATGCACATCTATACCAGGTAAAATACCATTAGATCCTAAAAAGATTAATATTCTTTGGCAAAAAAATTCTTGGGATCAACCTAACCTACAAAGTTTTTTTAAAAACAAAAATAGACATCATGAATATGATTGGTACGTTTTTAATTCACATTGGTGTTATGAAAAATTTAGATATTTTTTTCAAATACCTGAAGACAAATCTATCGTTATAAAAAACGGTGCAAGTAGTTTTCCTCAAAGGAAAGTATATAAACAAGGAGAACCTATAAAAATTATACATCATTGCACTCCTTGGAGAGGATTAAATGTATTATTACTCGCTATGCAATATGTAAAAAATAAAAATGTAACTTTGGATGTCTATAGTTCAAATGAAGTTTATGGAAGTGAATTTGCAAATAGAGTTAATAAAGATACCAAAGATCTATTTGAGCAAGCAAAAAAACTACCTAACGTTAATTACATTGGATATAAGCCAAATGAATATATATTAGAACATATGACCAACTATGATTTATTCGTTTATCCATCAATTTTTGAAGAAACTTTTTGTGCATCAGCCTTAGAGGCTTTATCAGCAGGACTTCATGTTATTACAACTAATTTTGGTGCCTTACCTGAAACTTGTGCAGAATGGCCTGTATACGTAAATTATACAGGTAATTTAAAATTATTAGCTTTCTCTGTTGCAAGTGCTATTGATACAGCAGCAGAATATTTACATGAGGATCAAATACAAAAACATTTAGATGAACAACAAAAATATTATAAAAAATTTTATAGTTGGGATAAAAAAGCTATAGAATGGGAAAACTTTTTGAAAGGAGCTTTAAGTGTCAAGCAATAAATATATTAATGAAGATACATATCAAACATTACAAGAAGTAAATATTGAGCCTCAATCTAATTATGAAAAAGCAACTGAGCCCTTATGGAAAGAAAGCAAAGAAGAATTTAAAGATATTGAAGTATTTGTTGCGACTCCTGTACACAGTGAAGTTTCAATACATTACACGCAAGCTTTAATAGAATTTCAACAAGAGTGTTTTAAGAAAAAACTTAAAGTCTCTTTTCATTTGATAAAATCATCTTTAGTTACACAAGGTAGAAATTTGTCTGTAGCTGGATTTCTTGAATCAAAAGCTACACACTTATTATTTATTGACTCTGATATTTATTTTCAAGGTAAATCTATATTTACAATGCTTAAGGCAGATAAGCATATTATATCAGTGCCATATCCTTTAAAAACTTTAATGTGGGAAAAGGCTTTTAAAAAAATGCAAGAAGGTAAAATAAAATCTCCAGATGATATTAGAAGAGCATTACATACGTATCCTATGAAAGTTCCTAATCCAGACAGTATTAAATTAAATAAGGGTGTTATGGAAGTTACTGATTCTCCAACAGGATGTATGTTAATTAAAAGAGAAGTTATAGAAAAAATGATTGAAAAGTATCCTGATAAGGAGATAGTTCAAAAGACAGTAATTAATGGTAAATATGTAAATAAACCAAATATGTGGAATTTTTTTGACACAAGCCACGATCCTAAAACTAAAACCTTCAATGGCGAGGACTTTGCATTTTGTCAACTGTGGAGGAATCTTGGTGGTAAATGTTATGCTTACGTTAATGATGCTATTGTCCATGTTGGGGAGCATCAGTATCAAGGTAAGTTTTACGATGAGTTGATAGCAACTAAATAAAATGGTAATATATGCTATTATTAGGGAAAATAGTATATGGATCCATTTACACTTGCATTAGCCACTTTTGGCATACAAAAACTTAGAGGAAAATCAACTAGAACAGCCTTACAAAGTGCTGCCATTATAGGCGGTGGTGCTTATGGTTTAGGAAAACTTGGAGGTGTTACAGCGTTCCAAGGTTCTCCTTTTTCAAGTTTAGGTTTTGGACAAAAAGCTGCAATGGCACCAAAGGGTAACTTAGGTGCAAGTTTTTTAAATAAAGCAAACATGCCTGAAGGAACAGTAATAGGTGTAGATAAATTTGATAATCCAATCATTTCAAGAGGTGGAGAACTTTCAGGATTGAATGTCGTTGAGCCAGCATCTAAAACTGGAATTGCTAAAGCATTAGAAAAAGTAAAAGAAAAACCAGTACAGTCTGCACTGTTAGCTTCATCAGTATTACCATTATTGTCAGAAGAAGAGGAAGCAAAACCAGCTTTTACAGAGGAAGATTATAAACAAGCTTACAAAGAACAATCTGCTAAACTAAAAGGTGCTTTTACACCAGTTGATATGTCTGCTGCTATGCCTACAAGAGCAGAAGTTACAGGAGCTAATATGTTTTATGCTAATCAAGGTGGACTTGCTACAATGTTACCAAAATATAATCAAGGTGGTGTTAATTATTTACCTTCGAAAGTTGATCATGATGAAAATGATGTCAACAATTATGTTAGAGCATCAGGTTATGTAGAAGATGGAGCTGGTGTTGGAAATAAAGACGAAGATACAATGTTAGCTCAATTAGCTGACGGAGAATTTGTATCTAGAGCAGATGCAGTATTAGGAGCTGGTATATTATCAGGAGCTGATCCAAAAAATTTTAAAGGTATGAGAAAAGCTGGAGCAGATTTTTTTTATAATCAACAAAAACAATTAAAAAGAATTTACGATATAACAAATGGAAGCAAAAAAACAAATTAAAAAAGGGGTAGAAGTTTTAGAAGTCTACCCAAAAATTTTAGATCAATATTGGAATCTTTGTGAGTTTATGTTGAGAGAAGGATTGAAATATGATGGTGACCCAATGTCAATAAACGAATTAAAAGAATATATTAAAAATGACAAAGCTGGATTATTTATGATGTTTGGTTCAGACGATGGTGTTCAATACAAAGTTTTTGGAGTTTGTGTTTTAAGAATTATGCCTCTTCCGAATTATTCTCAATGTGAAGTAATTCTTCTTAAAGGAGAAAAAAGAGAACTTTGGCAAGATGAATTAGCTGATACAATTGAAAGAGTAGCAAGAATTAATGAATGTAAAAAAATTGCTGTACATGCAAGACCAGGATGGCAACCTTTTTTAAAAACAAAAGGTTGGGAAGTAAAAAGATATTTATACACTAAGGAGATTAAATAATGAGTTTTATATTTGGTGGTGGTGGCGGAGGTGGCCAAACAACTTCAGGAACACAAACTGCAATAACTAGAGAAGCTCCAGGAGTAGAAGCTAGAAAGTTAAGTCTTTATGATGAAGCTGCAAGATTAGCTGCAAGTCCAGTTAATCTACCTGCTATGCAAGTAGCTCCTTTATCTCCAACAGAGCAAGCTGGAATAGCTGCAGCTGGTCGAACTGGTGTTGGTGCATCCACAGTACAAGCTGGTATTGGTGCGTTACAAACTGGTATGCAAGCCCCAAACATTTCACAATTTTTTAATCCATATCAGTCTTATGTTACAGATGAAATAAATAGACAAGCTGCAATGGCTCAAAATCAATTAGGTGCACAAGCTGTTGCAAGTGGTGCTTTCGGTGGAGGTAGACAAGGAATTGCACAAGCTGAATTAGAAAGAGCAAGATTAGCTCAAGTAGGCCAAGCTCAAGCTCAAGGATTCCAAACTGCATTAGGTGCTGCACAAACTCAAAGACAACAACAACTAGCAGCTGGACAAGCATTAGGTGCTGCAGGTGCTCAACAACAGGCCATGTCACTTGCAGATATTCAAGCGCAATTAAGAGCTGGAGGATTAGAAAGAGGCATTGGTCAAGCGCAATTAGATGCACAAAGACAGACTGCTTTACAAAGAGCTTATGAGCCTTATCAAAGAATAGAATTCTTAAAAGGTATTATGACTAACTTACCTACAACACAGAGTACACTAACAGCAACCACGGCTCCCGGTGCTAATCCAATTGGACAAGCTTTAGGAACTGGTCTTGGTGCTTATTCTGCATATAACTTAATGCAACCGAGGTAACATGGATAAAGTATTAACAAGAAAAATGTTTAAAGATAGATACTTTAAATCTTTAAAACCAAAAATAAAACATTTTCAAACTGGTGGACTAAGTTCATTAACATCAAAAGAAAAAGCTATTTACGCTGCAACATTAGCTGCTCCGTTATTACAAGCCAAAGGTAAAGGTTTGGCTCCTGTAGCTACTGCACTTGGGCAAGGTTTTGAAAAACTACCAGCTACAATATTATCTGTTGAAAAACAAAAAGGTAGTGGAGAAGGTGTAAGAACATTATCTGATTCAGAACTTGAATCTTACAAACTTCCAAAAGGAACGGTTGCTCAAATAGATGGGGACGGAAAAATTACAGTAGTTTCTAAACCATCATCAAAAGAATTAGAAGAAAGAAGAGGGTTTTTATCTACAAGAAAACTTCTTTCGGATATAGCAAGTGACTATGTAGATTTAGGAAAGCCAGTTGGTCCTGGAGATTTAAATAGAATAAGAGGATTCTTTGGTAAAGCAGCTGGTACGGATTATGCAAAACAATATGCTGGTTTTAAAACAAAGATTGACCAAGCTACAATTTTCTTAACAAAAGCAATCTCTGGTGCTCAAGTATCTGACCAAGAAAGAGAAAGAATTAGAGAATTGATTCCTCAAGTAGGTGACACTGAAAGAGTGTTTGAAGCAAAGATAGAAGCGTTAGAAAAATACTTAGGTGCAGCACAAGATATATCTGAAAACTCTGGTGGTACATTAACCACTGCAATTGAAATATTAGATAAGTCTGGTGGAGTAAGTCAATTTGTTGATTTCAGTACACCTATTGGATATCAAAAAACAGATAGTGGAGCTATCAAAATAGTTACGGAGTAATGTATGGGAGAGATTGTACAAGGTGGACAAACATTCGAGATCAAAGGAGATCAACCTACTGCTCAAGAGCAAGTAGCTATTGATACTTTTTTAAAAGCAAGAAATCTTGATGATGAAAAAACAGGTATTAGAGATATCGATGATGGTACTGTTTTTATTACACCTGATCAAATTTTAAATGAAGCAGAAAGAGGAAAGTATAATAAAGACACTGAATCTTTTTTAGGTTCACCAACATTCAAAAGACTTATTACAGAAGTAGGTTTATCTATAGCTGGTGGTATTGCAGGTTTTGCTGCAGCTCCTTTTACTGGTGGATCTTCATTAATAGGTTCTGCTGCTATGGCAGCAAGAGTTGCAAGATTAGCTAGACCACTTTTAAATTTATCTGCAAGACAAGTTGCCAAAATGGGATCTGGTGTTGTTGGTGCTTCACTAGGGGGTGGATCTGGTGCTGCTATAGCTCAAGCTTTTGATCCAAAAGAAAACATTGTGAAAGAAGTTGCAAGAGGTGCGTTCCAAGGGGGCTTTGGTGAAGTGCTTGGTTTTGGGATGGCAGGTGCTTTAGGTAAAGTATATAACAAAGTTGCTGGTCAAAAAATTCAAATGATTAAAGGTGGTAGAATGGCAGCGCAATCAATAGCAAGACAGAAAGCATACTATCAATTATTAGATCAAGCATCTCAAGGTAAAACAATTACTGAAGATTTAATTGCAAAAACTCAATCAGAGTTAGGTAAAAAATTATCTGATGAACAACTTAAAATTTTAAGAGATCCAAAACTTGCTAAAGAAAGAGCAGAATACTTAATGACTGAAAGAGGTGCAGACTTCTTTAAAAGAGTAGAAGAAGGTACCTTAACACCAGCTCTTATTACTGAAAATAATATGGTAGATACTCTTGAAAATATTATTGGTGCTTCATTCTTTGGTGGTGGAAGAATGTTAAATGCAGCAGAAGGATCAAGGTTAGGTTTATTAGGTGGAATGGATGAATTTGTTGAAACTGTAGTTCAAGGTGTAGACAAAAGCGTTTTAGATGAAAATACTTTAAATGTGTTAATTCAAAAAGCAGTTGATAATAGCAGTGTGACTTACCAAAGAGCACTAGATACTGGTTACAGAAATTTGACTCCATTAATCAAAGAGGCTACAGAACAACTCGTTAATGGAAGAGTAATTCCAAAACCAGGTTATGGAATAGATTTATCTTGGGAAGGTGTTAGAAAAAATTATGTCTTTAATACTACTACAAGAAGAACTGAAGACTCAATGAGTCTTGGAGGTATTTTAAAAACACAAAGAGCTAAACTTGAAGGATTAAAACAAAAAGGTGCAACTAAAGATGCATTAGATTTAATTTCTGAATTTGAAACTTTAGCTAAACCATCTGCAACTTTCGATGAAGTATTACAAGAATATAGAGCACTTAGCCAAGCTTTAGATAAAGGAGCTAATTCTCCATTGTATCAAAATGTTGGAAGACAAATACAAAAGGTTTTAAAAGCAGAATTAGATAGAATGCCTTTACCTCCAGCACTTAGAGCTGAGTATAACAAACTTGGTAATTTAACTAAGATGGGGCCAGGAATGTTTAATGCAGGTATTTTCCAAAGAATTGCAAAAAATGATGTTGGTCAGAAAAAAATATTAGATCAAATACTTGTAGGCGGTAAAAATGATGTAGCTAAAGATTTTCTAAATAAATTAGATATGACTGATACAGGTATAGTAGCTGGAAGAACTGGAGCAGGTAAAAGATTGATATCTGAAGCAGACTCAAACTTAATTAAAGATGGACTAAGGGGTCACTTCATAAAAAGATTTATTAATGATTCTACTGAAGCAAAAGATCAGTATTTATATTTAAGATCAAATAAAGCTAGAAATTTTGTTGAAAGAGATTTTAAAGAGTTTATTGAAAACGGTGGACTACTTACAAAAGAACAAGGAAATTATTTAAAAGAATTTGTTAATGCTCTTAAATTTGCAGATGGAGCTATAACAGCACCGGGAACTAAAAAAGGTAGAGGTACAATTTTTATTCAATTAAAAGAAATGGGTGCGCTTACTCAATTGGGAAGTGTTGCTTTAGCTGGACAAGGTTACATTGATCCAGGTTCTGCACTTGCTTTTGTTGTAGCACCTTATGGTTTATCTAGAGTATTTACTAATCCAAAGCTAATGAAATTTTTAGTAGATGGCACAAAAGGTGCTGGTTATAAAGATTTTAAATCATACACAAGATTTATGGGTCAGTTTGGTTCTGCATTAGTTTCAGAGGGTATTATCGATGAAGAACAAAATTCTATGGTACAAGCAAACATAGCAACTAATGAAGAAAACATCACTAAAATTTTTAATAATGAATTACCTGATAATAATTTTTTTACAACTGAAGAAACTTACAATCCAACAAAAGAGGATCCTATTCCTTTTGAAAGAAACACTGGAGCAGGTAGAACAATTACAAATTTACCACCTGAACAAAGTGCAGCAGTCCCTCTACCAACTGTAACTCCGTCAGATTTACCTATTACACCTAGCGCACCACAAGGTGGATCAAATTTACAATTAGCATCTGCTTTAAATTTATTTAACAAAGGTGGAATAGTAAGTGCCAAGAAAACAATCTAATAAAGATACCCTTGCTCATCAAAGAA